TTATTTTTGAATTTCTACACCTTGGATTTTTAAATATTGCCCATCAGTAACAGTTATATAAGAATCTGCTTGGACATTTTCATTTGTAACTATGCTTTCCAACTGATGTCTACTATCTGTAGCAACTTCTGTATATCCCATTCCTGCGGCGCTAGTTAATTTTACTTTATATTCTCCTGCAGGTATGTCTTGTCCAACTTTATACATTCCAGCTTTATACAAACCATCTGCAGGTATTACAGAAGGAGCTTCTGCTACTGGGTACATTTCTCCACCTTGTATCTTTAAATACTCACCTTCATTAACTGTAATATAACTATGTCCTTCTACATTGTCATTATATAATATACTTTCTAAAGCTCCTGTACTATCTTTAGAGCATTGTATATAACCCATACTTTTTGATACAAATAAATATTCTCCAGCTGGAACTTCTTCACCTATTTTATATGTACCAGCTTTTATCTTATTGTCTTTTACTTCTTCTTTTGGAGTTTCTGCAGGTGCTTTTTCTTTAGATGTGTCTTTTTTATTTTCTTCTTGTGCTACATTAGCATTGGTAGTTGCTACATTCTTCTTATCCTTGCCAGAACCCCCACCATTTATAGCTGCAATTACGATTACAATAATTATAGCCCAGAACCACCATCTTTTATAAAATTGCTTTTTCCCTTTTGCCATTTGATTAACCCCCTAAAATATTTTAGTTTACATGAATATCTTACCATTTTATAAAATATTGTCAATTTATTATGTATAAATTTTAAATTATGTGTCTATAATCTAAATATATCTTAAACAATATTATCATACAAAAGAAAAAAGTAGACTAGTAAGGATTTTATTCCCTACTAGTCTTTTAATCTACTTCTTAATTACTTGTACTTGTATACCTTCTATTGCCTTTCCATATAGTCCAGCATAATCTTCTAAACCTACTACCCATGGAAGCCATCTTCCACCAACATAAGCTCTATATTTAACATTGTATCCAGATAAACCACTAATCTTCATTTGTATTCCATCTATATTTTTACCTAGAATACCTGCATAGTCAGTTCTATTAGTAACCCAAGGCAGCCAAGATCCTCTTTGAGTGTGAGTTCTATATTGAATACTTCCTTTACCCAAACTAGTATATATAGCTTGAATTGGTGTACCATAAATACCTGCATAATCACTTAGATTAGTGACATTAGGTAACCATTTTTTATTAGAGTATACCTGGTAAGTAACATCTATAGTTTCTTTACTGGTTTTAGAAGGCTTTGGATCTGGGACTGGTTTAGGTTTATTTATGGTGTTAGTATCTCCTTTATATTGTATACCTAAGTATCTCAATATACCTTTAGCAACAGCTACTCCGTAAGCTCTTTGTTCTTCCTTAGTGTCCTTGAATTTTCTATCCTCGGAATCTAAAAAAGCTCCTTCTAATATTATGGCTGTCATTTTTGTATCTCTAATAAATGCAAAATAATCTTTACCTCCATAACCAACTTTTGTTTTGCAGCCCCTAGAATTTTGACCTAACTTAACAACTTCTTCTTCTATGAACTTACATAACTTTAGTCCCTCAGCATCACCTATACTATAATAAGCTTCAAACCCATCTCCTCCACCTGCATTATTATGAAAGTCAACTGCAATAACTGCTCCGGATGCATTTGCCTCTCTAACTTCTTCATCAATTGGATCTGCTTCATCTTTATATCTAGACATTGGATTTTTAACTCCATGGGCAACTAAAACTTCATTACAGGCTAATGCTTCAACTAAGTTCATATCATCTTCTCTTAACCCATTTGCTACAGCTCCATTATCATTACCACCATGTCCAACTCCACTAAAAACTATTTTACTCATAATCTATTCCTCCTTAAATTAGTCCTCCTTAAATTAGATAATATAAAAGAGTGAGATTGCTCCCACTCTGTAAACTACTCTTGCTTGTTAATTTGTTTATAAGTTTGATTAATACCTACACTAACACCCCAGCATAAGATACCTTGTAAAATGGCATTTACTATAGCATCAAACATTCTTTTGTATTCTGCATTTATTAAAGTTAGCAGTATAGCAAAGGTAATACAAAATACCATTAAAGCTATAGTTATATACTTGTCTTGGAAATTCTCAATTTTCTTTAAGAACGCCCCTATTACATAAGTAGCCACAATTAAAATAATTAAATGTTCTGGTACAAAAGTCATTAAATCCATAATTATCTCTCCTTCTTATTTGAAATTAATTAAAAAAGCAATTACTGCACTTATTAAAGCTCCAGCAACTGCTCTCCATAACCATCTGTTAGCATCTTCTAAATCTGAAATTCTATTGTTTGCAACCTTTAACTTCTCCTCAAAGTTTTTAAGTTTAAGTTCATTTGTATCATTCATGTTTTTAAGTAAGCCTTTTATCTCTATTAAACTCTCTCTCACCTCTTGTATTGCATCAGCTTCACTCATCTTACACCTTCCTTATTTACAAAATAAAAGAGACCAGGCTTTAACCTAATCTCTAATGAATCAAATGTTGTTTATATTCATATTTAATATTTTCCATGCTAGTTTCTGCATAAATTTGAGTTGTAGCTGGATCTGTATGCCCTAGTAAATGTTGAATAATTGTTATATCTGCACCTGATTGTAGTCCCAACGTAGCCATAGTATGTCTAAGCAAATGTGGAAATACACTTTTTTCAAATCCGGCTCTCTTGGCTATTTTGCTAATAATAACTTCTATGCCTCTCCTTCCAATTCGATCATGGGGGAATCTTGAACTTACAAACAACGCTGGATCATTATCCTGTCTTTCTTTAAGATAATTTTCTAGATGAAGTTTTGTTTTATCTCCAAAACATACTATCCTTTCTTTATCCCCTTTACCTATAACATGTAGAGTATTACTAGAAAAATCTAAATCACAAATATTTGTATCTACTACCTCTGATACTCTGCAGCCTGTTGCAAATATAAACTCTACTAGAGCTCTTTCTCTATTATCTTTACATGCTAATCTTAACCTTTCTAACTCTACAACTGTTAATGAATGTCTAAGCCTTATCGGTAATTTTGTTTGTTCAAGCTTTCTACTAGGATCCTTTGGTATAAGCTCCTCCTCTTCTAACCATTTAAAAAATGATTTTACATAAGAAGTTATACTATTCCTTGTACTAGCTTTTAATCCTTCTGTAGTTGAAATTATAAACATTCTTAAATCATTTACATTAATTGTCCCCACAGGCTTATTAATAAAATGTGATAACTTAATTAGGGTATAATAGTAATTCTTAAGAGTTGAATCTGATAGTCCGGCTAGTTTTTTCACTTTCAAATATAAGACTATCTTTTCTTCTACATCACCCTTTACTAAAGCTTTTTCTAGCGAAAGTACTTCATAATTGTACAGAGACTGATATAATATATCCCTAACCTTTCTTTGCTGCTGCCAATCAAAATTAAATTCTAATGTTAGCTTTCCTATAGTATTTACTACAAATTCTTCATTGTAGTTCATAGCCATCATCCTTCTTATTTTAATATTTTTTATAATTATTTTGCATAACAATAAAAAGATATGGCTATACTACAGTTGTAAGAGGGAAAGACTCCCCCTATACGTATAGTAAAACCAGGTCTTCTATTATCTCGACAATATTAGATTTCCCTGGTTTTATTTTTTTATGCACTTTATTTTTAATGCTTGTACCTGGTAATTTACTAGGCTATAGAGCTACATTAATTCTATTGTTCTGGAACTTGCTCCATTGCAGTTATCTCTTCATACTCGACCTGATTTATTTGATTTTTTACAACTCTAGCCTGTAAATACCCTTCATCTGCTTTTCTCATAATCCACATATTTTTTAAAAAATTATAGAAAGGATTCATCTATATCACTCCCATCATTAATGCTTCAAGTGCAGCAAGTCTTTCTTCTAGTGAAGGCTGTTGAGGTATATCATCTACAGGTTGTACTACTTTTTCAAATAAATCTTTATCTGATAAAGTATACATTTTACCTTCTTTAACTCCTGTGAATTTGCATTGACCTAGACTTAATAAGTGTTGGTGTAATTCTTCATCTATCTCAATTCCACCACTTTCCAATACTGAATTGCATTTTTGTATTCCGTTAATTTCTTCTAAATAAAATCCTTCTATTACATTGTTCTTTAACTCTGTAAAATACACGTTATTCCCTCCTTATTAATATCCTATTGCTAGCCATCTCGAATTCCCATTAAAGCTTGCCGATCCGACTATATTTTTATACATAAAATTAGCCTGAGCTGTGCCTGGTACTCCCAATTCTATATATCCATAGCTTACAACCGTAAAATTACTTTTATTAAATCCAAACGCACATGACAATGTATGATAAATTGGGCTCGAATCAGTCGATAATTGTCCATCTATGAAAACTTGTAAACAAGCATTAGGGAACGTTATTGGAAATGTAACCGCGCTAGTACCACGACAATTCCCCCATTGTATTATCAATCCCGTTTTTTTATCTTTCCACCATCCGTTTTGAGTTTTGTTTGCTTCGTTTATCATTTCAGCCAATTGCGACTCAACTGTTTTACCATCATTGCAGAATACCTGTGATGCTTTAGTTTTAAAATGTATCTCGTCAAAGTCTGTTCCGTTATCTACTTTATAAACAGCATTTTTTATTGTTCCCATATTTCCTCTCTCCTTTTACATAAGTTGTATCCATACCCGACCATTAATTTGTCCCGAAGGCTGAATTGTAGAAGTTATTATTTGAGTTCCATCTTTTCCTGGAGGACCTTGTGCCCCTGTTGCACCCACATCTCCTTTTATTCCCTGAGGACCTTGTGAACCTGTAGCTCCTGTATCACCTTTTACTCCTTGAATACCCTGAATACCTTGTATGCCTCTTGATGGTTTCCCAGTATCTGAACTTCCTAAGTACCAATTACCATTAGTACCTATAGTTGGAGTTATTCCATCATTTCCTTTTACCCCTTGAATACCTTGTATGCCTTGCGCTCCAGTATCCCCCTTAGATCCTTGAATCCCTTGAATACCTTGTGGCCCTCTAATATTTACAGTAGTAGGAATTGTTGTACTCCCATTGTTGACCCAACTTAAATTCCCGTTTGAATCTATACTAGGTCTCCATGTAAATCCATTAGCTCCCGTTTGTCCTGTTGCTCCAGTTAATCCTATAGGACCTTGTAAACCTGTATCACCTTTATCTCCTTTTGGTCCTTGTGCTCCTGTAGCTCCAACATCTCCCTTAGGGCCTTTTATATTCATTGATAATGGCGTTGTTGTTCCATTATTTAATACCCATGATATATTCCCACTTGAATCTACTGTAGGTCTCCAAGTATCACCTTTATCTCCCTTTAATCCCTGGATTCCTTGTTCTCCTTTATCACCTTTAGGTCCTTGTAAATCTACAACTGCCTGCATTGCTTCAATGAATACTTTATCTTCTTCATTTAATCCTATTTTAAAATTAATTGAATTGCCACTTACCTCATTAAAAATCCTATTTGATACTCTTATCCCATTTAAATAAACCTTTATAGCATTTATTCCAATCGGATATACATACCCATCATTCCAAGTGAAAAGTGTTTGACCTTCTGTAGCTGTAAAATGTTCATGGAACACCACATAGGATTGACCATTACCAGCAGGCCCTTGGACTCCTTGAATGCCTTGTGGCCCTTGTACCCCAGTATCTCCTTTATCCCCTTTAGCTCCTTTTAAATCTACACCTAAATCATAAGTTCCATCTGGATTTTCTAGTTTTAAAGTAGTTCCTGACCATAAATGTTTTATTTTATCACCTTTTACACCCTGGATACCTTGTATTCCTTGAGGACCAGTATCTCCTTTTATCCCTTGGGCACCAGTTAATCCTTGAGGTCCAATAGGACCAACATCTCCCTTGTCACCTTTTACTCCTTGAATTCCCTGAATACCTTGGTCTCCTTTTTCTCCTTTAAGTCCTTGAACTCCTTGGTCTCCCTTTGGTCCTTGAATACCTTGAATACCTTGGGCACCTATATCTCCTTTATCCCCCTTAGGTCCTTTAATATTTTGTACTAATGGTCTTTCTAAAGAGCTTTTAATTTCCCAACTTAAATTACCAGTAGTATCTACTGTTGGATACCAAGCCTTTTGAATTGTGCTTGCTTCATTAGGTATAGATGAAACACTATTGTTTATTTGTTCCACTACAGTGGTTCCTATAGTTCCTACTGCTATTTCTATAGTCAAATCACCTTCATATATTTCTCTCACTTCTGTTATTCTTAAATCCTCATTAGTTTCTTTACTTTTTACAGTTACTATATCACCTAAATTCCAATCTCTCTCATACAGCAAATTTTTATTTATTATAGTAGATTCTGTATTTATAATATTATCAAATTGGCTTAATTTAGCTAATCCTCTACTTTCTATATTTTCAGCGTCTGATATATCTCTACCATCTATAAATACTTCTCTTCTATTTAATCCTATAGCATCATTCTTTTTAACTTCTTTAACTTCTCTTTCTACACCTTCACCCTGTCCACCAACATATGCAATATTCTTATAGTTTACAGAATTAGTAGTATGAACAGCATTAGTTATATTATTAAATTCACTTGAAAATATAACTCTTGAATTTACACTTTGCGTTGCAGCTCTGTTTACTCCTACCTCAATATCAAATATAAATTTCTTTGTCTTAGGATCTAAATAAATAAACCATCCCATTTCTCCAGTTCTAGATATACTCTCAGTTTCACTCATAAGATTTTTATATCTACTTTCCCAACTAATAATTGAACCTCTATTTTTATTAGGTGCAATTATTAAGTTTGGTATCTTCCTATTTATATCTGCTGGATTAACACAACATACATCTACATAGTGCTTTATCACACTTTCAACATTTCCCTTGTATTTATCGTAAGCTTCACCATTAGGAGGTACTGTTACCCTTCTTTCGATTATGCTCTTTATATCTCTTCCTTTAACTGTTATTTGCTTCTTAGTTTCATCCTCTTCTACTTCTTCGATAATCATAGCTTTATTTTCATTTAAATATATATAGTTATCTTTTTTAAGAATAGAAGAGTATTTAATTGGTGCTACTAAATGAAATTCTTTGGCTTGAAAAAAACTTCTTACAAAATAAAAAGAGATATAATCTTCTATATCTCCTATAAATGTAAGTTCATTATTTAATATTTTTAAGCTAATTCTATCCATATGTCACCCACTTTATGAGTAGTTGGGGTAGTACTTTGAATATAAATACCTCTTATACTCTGCCCTTGCATATTAGTAAACCAATCTTGCCATATACTCTTTTGTTCACCCCATTGTTGGTTAAATAAGTTCCACATAGCTTGTAAATCATCTTTACCTGAGAAACTCATATAACCACATAATGAAGCCTGACCTCTTTCATCTTCAACTATTACTGTATCGTTCTTAATAGTTATCTTACATAAGGATAGTTCATGTACACTACTATTCCTAGTAAGGCTAGGTGGAGCTGTAGCTGTTCCTTCTAAAACTACTGTATTAAATGTTCTATTTGATATATCTAACCTTAATACTATTCTTACAATCTTAGTTACTCCTGTAGGAATTGTTTTAGTTGATTCAGTAC